TACAGATACTTTTAGTATTTATAAACAATTAAATAAAGTTTATAAAATGAATGAAAAAGATTTAAGCCAAAAAGGTAAAGTTGCCCGCGAGTTTGTTTTAAAAAATTTCTCAATAGAAGTGATAGGTAAGCAAGTAGAAAATTTTATTGATTCTTGCCCTGAAGTCGAATATAACTTTGATATTAAACCGCACAATAAAAAAAGAAACAATAATTATCCCTTGCAAAAAATAAAAGATAATTTAGAATGGATTATAGACTTATATAAAAATATTTTAATTAGAGATGTTAATGAAAATGATGACGGCGTCAAGCATTGGATGGCAAAAATGCAGCAAGGAGGCTCAAGAGAAAGTATTCACAACTACTTCATTTCAGTAGCAAACAAAGAAAACCAAGAAATTGTAGACTCCCTTGATAGAATTCTACGTGAAGATACTTCTAAAAAAATTGCTATAGTGATAAACGAAAACGCTACAGAAACATTTCTTTGCACATCCTTACTACCTTCAATAAATAGATTATACACAGATCATAATATATATTTCTTTGCGCCTGAAAATAGTCTAGATATACTTAAGGGCAATCCGCATATATATAAAAGTTTACCCGTCTCGGAAGATCTTTTCGATTGCATTTCTCTAGAAAGGGAAAAAGAAGGTAAGAATTTCTTTGATGTAGTCTATTACCCATCAGACGCCTCTTCAGGAGCATTTCGTTATTGCCATCAAGGAAGAGATAAAATAGAATATAAAACAGAATATGCACATACTTGAACACTTTTCTCTTAATTGCGGAATTAAATCTGCAGAAGCATTCATTCAGGAAGATTTTATTCCAGTAGGCTGCGATAAGTTTATATGCGTTAATAATGACCATTCTATCAGTTCATTTAATTACTCTTATTGGTCTGACGTATTTGATATAATCAAACCCTATCTCGACAAATCTGATATTAAAATTATCCAAATAGGCTCGCCTAAAGATCAGCTACTGCCAAGTTGCGAAGACTTTCGGCATATACAGACTAGACATCAAGGCGCTTATATAATTAATAGATCTGAGTTATTCATAGGTTCTGATATTTTTTATTCAAATATCGCATCCCATTTTAACACTCCTGGAGTGCTTTTATTTGGACCGATTCCGCCCTCCTGCACTGCGCCCTTCTGGAACAAAGACAAATTTGATATTTTGTGTGAAACAGAAAAATTTTCTTATTCCTCTAAAGAGTTAGAGAAATCAATTGACAAAATTAAGCCCGAAGACATAGCAAACGCTATACTTAAAAGATTAAAAATTCCATTTGAAACGAATCAACATACACAATTTATAGGCCAGCTTTATGACAACAAAATTTTTGAAGTAATACCTAATTTTTCACCCAATCCTGATTTTCTAAAAAATTCATTTATTACAATGAGAGTGGACTACGAAGAATCAGATGACCATATTGTTTCTTGGGCCTCAGGTCGCAAAGTCAATTTAATTACAGATAGAAAGATCAATCTAAATTTAATTAATGCCATTAAAAGTTCTTTGCAGGTTATTCATTTTCAAATACCAGATGATTGTAGCGAAGAAGTAATCTCAGAAAATCAACAATACTTTAAGACTATTAAAAAACTTGGCATAAATATTAGTTTATTCAGAAAAACAAATGAGTCTATAGAAAAACTTAGATTATACTACTTTGATTGGAATGTCGAAGTCTTATCTCAAAATAGGCCTGATGATAATATTTTAAATAATAAAGACTTATTCTTTTATTCAGGCAAATTAATCTTCTCTAATGGTAAAAAATATCCTTCTATTGAGCATGCTGTAAATGACCTAGAAAGCTCTTCAGGAGTAAATCAGGTTGTAGACAGCGAGTTATTCTGGTCGGAGTCAGATCATTATAGAATTATTTCAAAAAGTAATTGACTTAGTTTATAATATATGTTATTATATATAAACAATGAAAAAAACAACTAAGCAAACAAAAATAGATAATAGCTCTGGTCCAACACTTTATGCTAGAGATGAAAACGGATTACTACAGAATCATCAATATGAATTTAATGACGATGGTTCTATCAATTGGAGGGCTATGATCAAAGACGAGCACTTATTCCCAAACAGATCTTGGTTTCAGACTAGAGGAAAAGATTACCCTAAAACTATAGAAGGTCTCGCAGACCATCAACTTTTAATAAAATTAAGCGGCATAAAAGAACTTGCAAAACTCAGGGGATTTTCTTCAGTTAATTACAAAACCGTAAAATGCGAAGAAGATCATGTAGCCGTGTCTTGCTCAATTACTTTTCTAGCAAATTATGAAACCAATAATGATCCTATTGTTTTTGAAGACATGGCCAATGCAACACTAAATAATACGAGTAGTTTTGCAACTAAATTCTTGGAAACTATTGCTTGTAATAGAGCGTTTGTTCGCTGCGTCAGAAACTTTCTAAACGTTCATATTGTTGGAGATGATGAAATCGACAAATCAAACAACACTCAACAGAATCTTACGCAGAGAGAAACTGAAGCTCAATCAAACTCGGATATCTCTCCTGCTGGAATACTTGCAAGTCTAGCAAAAGATAAATTTGGGATTCATAACTACAGTGAGTTCAAAAATAAACTCAGAGAGTTATGGCAAAATGATTTATATAAAAACGCTGATACTAAAAATTGGTCAGATTTTTCAGATATTCCACCTAAAGAAGCAAGGGCTTTACTGAAAGCTCTACATGCATCTTAATTAGGTGTAATTTCTAGAGTTCTTTGATAAATTTATGGGCGTGTACTGGATTCGATTTAAATTGGATTAGTATACTGCAAGTAGGAGTTGCATCTGGCTCCTTAAAAAGGTGCAAACAATTACATGGCAACAAAAACCGTGTTAAAGCTTTCGGCCTTAAAGCTAAAAAGCTTGCTTTAGCAGCTTAGTTCTGCTACCTCGTAACCCTTGACGCAGATAAAGGGATTACGGGGTCATCAATCTGCGCAACAGAAAAAAGTTTTCTTGTTTCACAAACTGTAAATAATTGAAACATGAAGTTGGATGTTAATATCATAACTGTAAAAAAAATTAACTAAACTTGTAGATGTATATCTACAGAAAATTTAAAGACGCGGGTTCGACTCCCGCCACGTCCACCAATTTAAATTATTTTTTTATTAATTAAACATGCAAAACTAGGAATTGAAAACATGCAAAGCAAAGCATAAATAATATTTAAATCAAAAAACCAAGAACACCATAGTCCTAAAAATAAAGACAACCAAGTGCCATAACACAAAGGGCAACTCAATAGCTCCCCAAGCTTTCCCCAATTATCTATAATATAGTTGTGCAAATCATCTAATGTATATATTTTTTCTTTTATTAACAATGATAGAGCATATACTTTTAAATTAGTATACTCCAATACAGCAATAATATTAGATATAACTAAAACACAAGCTATATAAATTAATAAATAATTTATCATTTTTTAATTCTTGGTTTTATAAAAGAAGTATACTTTCTTCTTACGCTAGCCTTCCTGCATGATGAGCATCCGCCAGGAGTATTAACCTCGGAAAGATAATCTCTTTTCATTTGCTCGCAGCCTTCAAAATCAATTTCCTTGCAAGTTTGCTCTGGAGTTTTACTTACATCCATAAATATCGTTATTAAATTCATTTCTTCTGGCGTACTATTATTCATTTTTCTTGACAAATTTGTTTATATATATTATAGTTATAATATGAAAAATATTCTAGAAAAAACTAAAACTTATCTAGTCGGTCATATGCAATATATTAGCGGAAGAAATTGGAGAACTGAAGTTACTCAAAAGCTTTCTGAAATCAATGTAACTTGTTTTGACCCTTATGAAAAGCCATTTATGAAAGACGTAGAGGAAGATGAAGCGTCGAGGCTTGAAATGGAAAATTGGATGAAAACTAAACAATACGATAGGGCAGCTCAAAGAATGAAAACTGTGAGGGCATATGATTTAAACTTAGTGGACAGAAGCGACTTTATTATTGCTCATCTCGTTCCCTCTGTAGCCTCTTGGGGCAGTGCTGAAGAAATTGTAACTGCTGTTAGAATGAAGAAACCAATCTTTATAAGCATGGAAGGCGGCAAGTCAAAAACTCCACTTTGGATGCTTGGTATGCTACCTCACAAATATATTTATGATTCGGTAGAAGAAATTGTGGATATGTTATTTGCAATCAATGACGGATCAAAGCTAATTGATTCTGATCGCTGGAGATTATTAAGGCATGAATATAGATAAATGAAAATATTTCTTGACTTTTTAAAACTTTTTTACTATAATTATATACATGGACAATTCAGAATTTGAAGGTTACTTGATTTTAATTGGTGCAGCAATTTACTGCATTTGTTTATGTATTAAATATTCAGAAGGAGGAAAGTTATAATGAAAGAAGTTTATCTTAGAGGAATTTATTCTCAATATGTTGGCTTAAGAGATCAAAAAATTGCAGACTTAAATGTAATGCTTAATTCGCCTGTAGGCGTCGGAGAGCATGGGGATTTGAGTGAAACAATTAAAAAAATTATCGAAGAAATTGATAAATATGATTCTCTTATTTCTACATTGAATAATTTAATTCCTAAAGAAGAAGAAAAAAGTGAATAAGCAAAAAGCCTTATTAATTAAAAAATTAATTTCTTATGACGGCTCTTCGGCAGAGCACAAAAGAGTATTCAAGAAGTTAAAAAAGAAATATAATAGCCTTTCTAAAACAGAAAAAGTTAAACTATTACAAGATATAGAATCTACATTTAAAAGTTAAGATGTGCCATCAGGCTCAATCCTATACCATATGCCATTAACTTCTATATGGAGATTACCGTCTTCGACTTTTAGTCTAGAGTCTCCAGATATGACTAAATTTTCAGTAAAGTTTGTATCTTGTATTTTTTCATCGAAAATAGTTGTATTATTTAAAGCTTCATCAATTTTTCCCGATATGCCATCTCCCTCAGAGAAGTAAGTTGACATTGGAGAATTGCCAATTATAGGTTCTTGAGCAAAAGTTACTACTTCACCTGCTTCAAAACCATTAGTTTTTAAAGTTGATCCTGAAATCATGCCTCCAACGCCATCGTAGCTTCCATCGTCACCAGGGATACATCTAATATTCATACCTTTAATATTGACATGAAAATCAAGCATATCATTATTTATTTCACCTTGAGTTAATCCAAATTCGTTACTACTGTCTCCTTCCCCTAATAAGTCTCTATAAGTTTTGCTTGTGAGATTTTCTAAATTATATTGACCTATACCAACAGGAGTACCTTGGTATGAATCTGTATGATTTCCTAATGGATACTTTACGAAAGAGTCTGGGTTATTTTGAGCGCCGTCTGCGGATGACCAAGTTTCCGTACCTCCTATGATCAAACCTTCTCTAAATTGCTTCATTCCCATTAATCTTTCGTCGCCAAAAGTATTAACAAAAGCATGACCCAAGTCTTCTGCTGTCGCTTCGTCTTCATCTGCCCCTTCTGCCAAATCCGCCAAATCTTCTTCAGGTATAACCATAAATCCAGTGACTCCGAAATCAATTTCTTGAGGGGAAATTTCTGTTAACTTACTTAAATGGTCTAATGTAGAATTATTCCAAGTGAAATAGTCCCAAACTTTAAGCTTGATATAAAAATCATTATCGTAGTTAATTCCATTTTCTAGTTCATCATCATAAGGAACGACTATTTTGTTTGCCCCTGCTAAAGCATTAAATAAATTATCTTCTGCAGGTTCATAATCTGGATTATCTTTTCCTATGAATACTTGCATATAGCCTATGGCTGAGCTTTCTAAATGTCTACTTGGATCCGTTGAGCTAGGTTTAAAAAAGCTACCTGAAGCGAATAAAGATAAAGATTCAAATGCTGACAATGTATTAGATCCAGCTCCTTCGGGAAGATTTTTTCTTAGAATTGATTTGTTCTCATCATTATAGACTATATCCTCAGTACTCCAATCCCCCAACTCACTTACCATCTCTGCGTCAGAAATTTCTTCTTGATGAGCATAATTTACAATAACAAAATTTTCCCAATGAGTATCAACTTGATCGCCATATTTAGGATCTATATATTGATACTCTTCCCATGCTTCAGCAGCAAGCTTAATGTTATCATAGGATATGTCTATGTATACTGTTTGAGCATTACCTCCAGTCCATCGACTTATTTTCCTACTTCGTGAATTGACAACATTAGAATTGATGGTATTATTTTTGATTTCAGTCCATAATGTCAAAGCTTCATCCACAGAATATATTTTAGAAGGCACGTTTGAATTTTTAGATGCTTCAGTTTCAAAATCAAATTTTGCACCATCAGGTATTTTCCCATGTTCTGATGTTTCTGATTGAGATTCATTGCCTTCTTCATCTGTTAATATGACTGCTATTTTTTTATCTTTATTTAAATCATAAAATATGTCAGTTTTTGGCGTAAATCTTGGAATGATTGAAGTAACAATAGGATTATATACAACTGGAGGGTCATACATAATAAAAGTTTGCCTAGTGCTATATCTCCTACTACTGCCTGCTGTTGCTACTGCTTGAACTACTACTGCTATACCTCGTTGATCCTGTAGATTATTATACAAAAAACTCTCAACGCCATTGTCATCACTTAGTTTATCAAACCTTCTTTCATAATTAAAGTTAAACTCTAATCTAGTAAGCAAATTACTGTCATCATGAATCCATTTTACGTTAGTAGTATTTGGGGTTCCAGGGCTGCTAGCTGTTATTCCCGTTCTATCTACAGGGCATAAACCTATTTTAAATCCTTCGAAAAATGGACTACTGGAAGTTATTGATGAGATGTTATCATACTGCGTTCTTGCTCCATCAATATCTTGATATTCCCAGCTAATATCAAAACTTAAACCAGGAGAATCAATAGTTACATAACTACTTTTACTGGCTCCCCCTTCATTAAGCACTCCAATATTTAAAACTCCAGGAGGGCTATTACTATAACTAGCGTCAGCTATTACCCTTGATAGTATTCCTGCGGCAGAACTTTTTGATTGAGATGTAGAAACCTGTGTTCCAGTTGTTGTAACATACACGGTCCACACTCCAGAGGCTGCGGTAGCGGTTTTTGCTATCCCAGTATTTATTGTAAACTCCTTTGTTCCCCCACCATTTCTGCTTGAATTATTATGAGTTGTCTGAGTACCACTTGGGCTAGCTAAAATAATATTGTTAGTAATGTTATTAAATTTAGATTCATCTATTGTGGTTGAGAATTTAACTTTAAAAGTAAGCGTTGACGAGCTAGTTTCTTTAAATTTTTCTACAATTGGAGGTGTTGCATTTGCAATTTCAGCAGAATCTCCTAATGTTATTTCGTAATTTGAAGATATTATTGGAAAAGTCTGATCCATGGACGATAGTTTTTCCTCATCAAACAGTACAGCGATTATTTTATATTTACCCTCACCTTCTTCTTCTATCGCCTGGATTCTATATTTTCTTTCTTGCCAATCGGTGGCATACTCACCTCCATCGGTTGGGTTAATTAAAGCCCAATCTGTGCCTTTTGACACTACATTATATCCATTGTCGTAGCTATCCAATAAAGAGCTAGTAAATTTTAAAACGCTCCCATTAACATCTTTAACTTTAATTCTGTTGGTAGTTGTGCTTGTCCCGTCTGCAGGAAAAACTGTTCCTTGTAATCTTTGCGCTTTGTTCAAACTAGCAATATCTTCTCCAGTAACAGATCCTTTATTATCTAAAAAATCCATATTGTAACTTGGATCAATATTACCTAATACTATATCATAATATTTATTTTGCCTTGTAGTCTGATTGTAAGCCGTTAGAGAAACAGGGTGCGTTAATACTAGTATTTCATCACTCTCTACATCAACTATTTTACCTATTGATTGATTTGTATTTTTAAGAGTGTCAGTTACTCCTATAATATTTCCTGGTTTCAAAAACAAAGCTCTATAATCTGTGGAAAAAGTGATTGTTTCTGTATTTATAGAAGAAGTTAAGAAAAACCATCTTCCCATTCTTCGAGCCTGTCCTCTTGATGTGCATCCTAATGGCTCAATGTTTTTGCGTATCACCCCTAATTCTTTTACGCCCTGTTTGTCTTCTACGTATTCATATTTTTTTCTATAACTATCGGTTTTGTCCATGTAACCAACTCTGGCGACTGTATATCTTGTAGACTTTGAGCTAGTAAAATATGAGAAAACGCCTCCCTCAACATTCGTATTGGTAAAGTTGATAGCAGGCTCATCAACCTCGATTCCTGGTATTTTATTCCAATATTTCTTCCAGTCTTGATCAACTCCAGGTCTAATACCTACTCCGCCGTTTGCAATTTTTTCATATATGTTAAAAGTAGAACGCGGAAACTCGACTTTGGTTCCTATTACATAATTCGCAGAATTTGAAAAATCATCATAAGTGATGGTATTACCACCGCCATCCATAGAGATAGAAACCCCTCTACCGTCCCAATAAGCTATTCCATGAAATGTTTCTGCGATAGTTTTTAAAAGTTCGTAAGCCTCCTCTTCTTCTGAAATTAATACGTTCATTGAATATCTAGGCTCTTTTCCATTATACGTATCATCAACACCTACAAAATTCCCAGCGTCGTCTACAGCATCACAATATCTGCCTATTCTATAAAGAGTCCATTTATCAATTTTATTGATGTCTAAATAAGCTCCAATCCCATATCTATTATTAGTCATCAAATCATACAAAATCCATGCTGGATTATCGGACCAAGCATATTGAAATGTTCCATCCCAAGCTCCATTATATACATTAGCTCCTACTGTCGATCTATTATTTGGATTATAATTGGATGGTATTAAAATTTTCTTAAGCCTTAAATGATAGGTTCTTTCTGGTTTTTCTGAAAAATATCTAGAATTAAAAGATTGCTGGATAATTGCGCTGTAAGGATAAGCTATTTTTTCATCTATAATTTCTGTAACGCTATCTAAACTAATTTTTGCACTCATTATCGGAGATATGAGTTCTCTACCCGTTCTCGTGACTTTAATGTATCTTGTTTTAGAAATTTTATCTCCGTTGACGGTCACGGTAGAAGGGGGCATTTTAAAGCAATTAAAAGCGTTGTTTGCGTCACTAATTGGCATAAAAAAAGTCTTCATCCCTCTTTCGTAATAATCCCTTAAAGATGAATTTTCTCCAAACTGCTGAAATCTATTAAGGCCTAACGCAGCTTCGGCCTGAGACGCTGCGTAATTATGAGGCAGGGATTGGTCTGGCTTAAGAGCCTCCATGTCAGAGGCGTCAAAAACTGCTGCGGGATTTTGTCCATCATCAATAGCGTTCATTCCTTCATCAAAATCACCGTCTTCTCCAAATATTACTTCCCCATCAGCGCCAAAGCTAGCCCTACCCACATCTAGTAAATAACTACTACCAGCGACCAAACCTTGTACAAAATAAGTTCTAGTGATAGACCTCCGAGGATTAGATGAGCTTTGATTAAGTCCATGATGTCGTAGCCACGCTACAAATTCAGGCGACCGAGCCTCCTCATCTGTTAGTCCATTAGTCCCTATCTCAACCTGAAATCCGACCTTATGCTCTCTACTTGTTGTCATTAACCCCACTTTACCAGCTCCAGCTCCATGATCTACAGTGTCCTTTAAATCGTCTACAGATATTGTAATATATGCAAAATCAACCTCACTATTTTTGATTGTATGAGAAACGGGAAAGCCTCCTTCTGTAAATTCTGAATGACCAGCACTCCATGCAGTAAAATCTCGTGTTGATGTGTGAGTTCTAATATCCGAACCATGCTCTACTTGGCTTGCTGCATATCCGTACTTTATTGCGTTATCCAAACCGCCTTGCCCCCCCAAAAAATATCCTATATGAGCTCCATTTTTTTGAAACCAAGAAGATGCATTAAAGTCTGATTTTACTTTTGATTCTCCTGTTTGTTGCAATAAAGAAGTCATGGTTGCAAAATTTGGAGTACCTCCGCCATAAAGCCGAGGAGCTCCGTCATCCGTAGAAGCCATATTTGGCCCAACAAGTTTCTGCTTAATTGACTGAGTATTGTAAATTTTGCTTCGAGACCAATTATGAGTTTGAGAGTATGGATCTATACCTTTATGATCTCCGACTGCGTAATTTAACGCTAGCCTTCTATAGTTATAAGTATCGTTGGCATTTTGAACTACAGTGCCGTTAAAATAAACCCCTTTTGCGATATTTCGATTATCTGTGATCAAATTACCATTAGAGTCGCAAAAACCTTCAATCGGCCCTTCACATATTAAATCTAGGGTTTCAGATTGAGAAAAGCTCTGCAAAGAGTTTTCATCTGGAGCAGGAGGCTTTAACAAAGGCGTAGGAGGAGAGCCCTTCCCTTTTCCTCCACCCTCTCCAGAGACTAAAGGCAAAACTGCGTAACCTCTTTCTTGTTTTATAATTTTACAAGGATATACATTATATTTTGTAAAGAATTTTAATTCTTCTAAATTTTTATACTTTCTTTTCCCTAGAGTTTTATCTAGGATGCCGTAAAATTTTACATCTATCATCTAAACAAGTTCCTATTCCATGTTTGATTGCCTATGACATTGCTGCCAACCCTCAATCTACCATAGCCCAAGGGTACAGGCTTTCCTTGACTTTCAACGTTAGTTTCTCCCCTAAAAGAGTAAGAGGATGTCTTCGCTGATTGCGTCGATGCATTATCCATAGTTGGCGCCTGAACAGAATTGGCTGCCATAATAACGCTAATTCCAATAGATACAACTAAGCCAACGATAAACCAAAATAAACCTCCTTTTGCCGCAGGTAAAATATCTATTCTTTTCATATCTTTTTTGTTAGCGTCTTCTAGAGATAAAACTTTTCCGTCAACTAGGATAGAAAATTCCATTTGATCATGATTTCTCGCTAAAAAACTCATGAAATTACTTTCTACAGCATCTATAGCTTTTAATACGTCAGCTATAGATTCTAGTTCAAAATTATATTTCGAACGAAACTTTTCTTCAAAAATGCCATGTAAATATACCTCAACCATCAATAATCTCCTTTATTTTTTGTATTTTATATTCCTTACAAAGATCTGGGTAAAAAGCTTCAAATTTGTCTTTTTCGTTTATATATAAAATGCTTGGCAAACAATTAATTCTAGATATTATCCTATCTGTTTCTGAAAAAGATTCTGAATTTGGATGACTATGGTATATAGCTAAAATATCAGACTCTAATTTTGTTTGTAAATATGCTTCAGGATGTATTTCAAACTTTTTATCAGGAGTTGGGGAAATATTTTTACATTCTCTAATAAAAATTTCTTTATCTAGTTCGACGACAAAGCCACAAACTTCTTCTTGAAGTTTGCTCAGGGCATGTATTTTAATTTTGTTAAGAATCTGTGTCATAACCTTCTGTGGCGGGAAAACCTCCAAATCTTAGCGTATTATTTTTGGTATAACCAGACCTAAACCGTAATCTGCATGCATCTATACTCTTGGAACATTGATCGGCAACCCATTGTCCATTCTTTTTTTCTGGAGCATTATTTAAAGTAGACTTATGATCCACAACGCACACCCATATAGTTTTATCATTCTTTTGAGCGATTTGCCCTCCAGCAGTCAACTGAACTTGCTTAGTTCCTGCGACAAAACCTTCTCCAGCTGAAGCTGGGGGAGTTTTAACTACATCC